CTCGTCAGCGTTATTCATTTGCCTTGATACACGGTTAGCCCAGGACTGTCCAGCATCGCCGCCCCACAGTGCCCATGCTATCCGTCCATTACTAGGATAACCGTCTTCACCTGGACTGAAGCCCTCGCCCTCCTTGTCTACCTCATGCCGTGCAAAAAATGAGACCATCCTGCGTATTGTGGATGGACTCAACTCAACGCCATTTTGTATATCTCTAGCACGAGCAACACCGACAGCAGTGCCACCTCTACCAAATTCACGTCGCCACCGTAAACCACGACGTGCCTCCGCTCGTGCCCCTGATGGTGGTCGAAAACTGATATGGTTGTATTTTTCAGGCACACGTACACTGTACCCACTATATACAGCCCTGCCCAATTCATCCTCTACTAACTGGTCGTCCTCCTCGCCTAGTACCTCCTCCTCTCCTTCGTCCTCAATATCATCATCCTCAATATCATCCTCCTCATTAGCAGTTGGTGTAGCGAACTGCTGGATAGGCATTGGCTGTGGTACGTCAGTGTCAAACTGTAACTCCAGGTCAGACGCTAGCTGGTGCTCGTAATTGAGTTGCAGGAACACCTCCTGTAGGTCACTACCGCTCTCCGCTATAATCTGACTCTTCGTTATGTAGCCAGCACGTTCAGCCTCTTTATATGCTGCAATTTCTTTAGTCGGGTCTATGTATCCCCACGACCGTGGAATGAACAGACAACTAGCATAGAATTTGGGGTCTAGTTCGTAACGTGGTAGTCTAACCGCTCCTGACAGTACCGCTAGCTCTAGCCAACGATAGTAAATTATTTTATGAAAATTGGTGATCATCCATGACTGTAGCTGCCGCCATACGTCACGCTCATTCTGTAACGCTAACCGTGAGCTGCTGTAGTTTGACTGGCTATAGTCGTTCATAATCGACTCGGCACTACATCCGATACCAGCAGCAAACGCTCGTAGTGCTGAGTTAATATAGGCGCTATAGCCCGAGTCCGAATGTTCTCCGATGTTTGGCACGCTAACCGATTCGCCTGGAGCCAAGTACTTAAACACGCCTGGTTCAAACGTTGACACACGTTCATCATCGAAGGTGCCATCTCCAATTAGTTCACCCTCTGGAGACTGGATAAAACCCATCAGGCTAGCGGATACACGTTTGCGTATCAACTCCGCCTGTTCATAGCCGGTTAGGTGATGCAGCCGTTCTACGCTACTGCTGAACCACGTAACGCCACGGGTCTGCCCTGGTCGGTCTACTGTATACAGGTGGATAATTTCGTTAGCTGGTATCCTAGTGTATCTAGCAGTGGTTGATACCCTGTTACTAAATAGGTAGTCTCCAGGATGTCGCATGTCTGCATAAAAGTAATAAGCAGTAGGACGGCTCCATTCATCAATCTCTACACCCATCCGTATCTCATTACCATTCGTAGCAGTGCCGTTATAGTCATCTACTAACAGGTCTGATTCAATTACCTCTAGTCCAAGGGGCACCTTGCTGTTACCAAATGGCTGCTCAACTAACCGTATAATGACCTCTCCCGACTCTGCGCACGAACGGATAACTAACCGTTCTATATCATGGAAACTCATCCGTCCACCTACATCGCAGGATGTTTTATGACACCATTCATCCCACGCCGTCTCTATCATGTCGTTAATACGTTGATCTAGACGACCAGCACCACGCTGTAGTTTTACCTGCGACTGGAACTGTATGCCACTACCAACCACGTTGTTTACAATCAGCCGCAATGCCTGACGCGCATGGTCAGAATCACGACACAATTGTCTAGCACGGTTACGCAAAGTACGCAGCGAGCTCCGTATCTCACTGTCCGCATTAGTAGACGATGTCAACCAGTTCTGTGTAAGCCGACTTACAGATGCGCCCTGATACATCCGCTTAGACCGTTGCGGTCTCGTAAACAACCTAGTGATTAGTGTATGCCACACCATGCTAGAACCTCACAAATAGCGAGTGTGGATCACCCTGACCGTTGGCAATCAACTCGCGCCTCCGTTCCTGTACCAATTGGTAACGGAGTTGGTCACGCAACATGATTAGATCTGCAAGAGCCATTTTTTTAATTGAACGTCCAGCTATTGAATACTCTTGCACCGCCTGGTTGCTAATCATCGCACGGATAGCCGCCTCCACACTGTCTAAGTCGATCTGCGTCTGAGAACGTAGATCAGCGCCAGCAGTTTGTGTGGACAGGTTTTTGTTAACTGTTAGCCGACCGCTGCCCAGTGTTATACGGTCAACGCCAGCCGTTGCATACGCCTGCCAGTAGTAGGTAGTACCCGTCAACGCTATCGTCTGCGCTGCTGTCGCCGATGTCTGCCAACCAGTTAGGTATGCAGTACCAGTGAGCGTTAGGTTTTGCGCTCCACGTATAGCATAGGTTAGCGTATGCGTCGCTGAAGTGATGGCATTGCCAAGGCTATCCGCTGCCGCCTCATCACGCCATGTAACACTGTCACCAGCTACTATAGTTGACGGAATATTCACTGCACCTACCACGTATTGATAAAACTATTATTAGTTGGATTCCTGCGATTACGTTTTGCTGGTGTCTGTGTCGTAGCAGTATCAATTGATACTACGTTAGCACCTAAGTCAACATTAGCACACGTTTTACTAAACTGTTCAAATATTGTTTTTTTGTTGTACCGTTGATATAAAAAATTTAACGCTGCATACGCATAAACAACACAGTCCAATGCTTCATTGCGTGCGCTCGACTTTTTCGTCCATTCATACACAGGATGCCCACGCACGTACCGTATCCGTTTACGTTCGGACGTTAGCTGTTCATAGAAGTCAGCAGTCAACCTAGTATTAAAATGCATGTATCCTGGACCAGCTTTATTATGCGCCAGCCGTCCGTATATTGTGGTTTTTATAGCATCCGTACCAACTGAATAAACAACGCCGCCCTTCTTTATCAACTGACCACGCAGGTTTACATCAACCCGTGACGGCTTGCCAATGGGCTGGTGGTTCCGTATACTCGACCCCTTCACTGCAATGACGTTTAGTTGTTTACGCTCTCGTGCATACTGGTACGATTCATGCGTATAGTGTCCACCAGAGTCAATGGCTACTACGTCTACTCGTCGTCTGTGTCCACTACGCCATTGCAACGGTGTTTGTAGTAGATTGTCTAACTGCTGCCACAATAACGGAGAACTAGGGTCGCCATAGATTTCGCAATGATGTAGAACCCATGCCTCTTCTCCATCACCCCAGCCAACCATCACAACTGCCAAACGGTTATCCTGTACATCAACACCAACCGTAACAATAACAGCATTATCTGGAACGATATCAGCATCATAAAACTCAGCACGTTCTGCTAATGTTTGCGCTCCTAAAGCTGCCGCATAGTCATCCTCAAATGTCTCACCGAGGATCGTATTAACCCATGTTTTTAGTGATGGTGCATCGGACTTGGAACGTAGGAACTCTGCTACTATATCAGCCCAGCTCTTCCAGCCAAGTGGCGAGTATAGCGAATTTAGATGGAATCCTGCTGTCAATGGATTGCCGTCCGCTGTAGTTAACCAATGTCCATCTGCTAACATCTGCGGTTTGTAATGCTCAGATATTAGCTGCTCGCACACTTCACACCGATATTGCGCTGTAGATGGGTCATTGTCTGTCCATACCATCTGCGCCCACCGTAGATGCTGCGGTGCTCCACAATGCGGACATGGTACATAATACCGACGTTGATCCGTTTGCTGAAATTCACGTTCAATCCGACTCTGCCCTGCAATTGTCGGTGTGCTACAGATAAATATCTTACGCCTTGGGAATGTGATAGTACGTCGCTCCGCTAACGATAGCGGGTCACCCTCGCCCTCTACGTCAGGTGGGTATGCGTCAACCTCATCAGCGAATAGGTATCTGATCGGCATCGACCGTAGACCTGCCGCTGAATTACTGCCAGTAATCATTAACACGCCGCCAGGGAACTCCTTACTAAACAGCGTATTACCGCTATCCCGTGAACGTGGTGGCAACACACGCTCTCGTAACCGTGGCGACTCTTCTATAAGGGGTGCAATACGTTGTTTGGAAAACCGCATCGCTATATCCACAGTCGGCTGGATAACTAGGATTGGTCCTGGGAATTGGTCGATTACTGCACCAACCCAGTTGTTACCGCATTCGGTTTTACCTACCTGTGCTCCAGCCATAAACACGACACGCTGCGTTGGAGACGATGGCGATAGCTCATCCATGATTGCACGTAGGTATGGCGTCCGACTCGTGCGCCAACGTCCTGGTTCTGACGACGATTTTGAGTTTAGATACCGATGGTTGTCCGCCCATTCCGATATTGTTAGTCGTGGCTCTGGACGTATCTGTGCACTATATATCTCACCCAGCGACGGCATTGGCTACCTCCTCCAATGCGATAGACAATTCATCAGTTAGCAATACGTGGATTGCCTGTGCATCAGACTCAGCCGACAGTACGTTAGATATACGGTCGGGCACTCCTAGTATACGGTCTCGCAATGTACGAGCAAACAGGCTTTGCTGTCGTTTGATGTCGTCTATACACACATAACGCTCACTGCGTATGCGATACTCTAACTCCGCCAATGCTGCCCTGTAATACTCGTTTTTTGCACGGCTCTCTGTAATGCTGGGATATTCGTCTGTTACTGCTGGCGTGTCATGCAGTTCAACCTGGTCAGAACCTCTATGCGCTGTATTTTGTGCCCATTCCCTATCAGCAACTTCAGGGTCAATATGCCATGCATTTTTGATAAATTTGGCACTGATACGTTTCCTATTAATGGCATCACGTACCGCCGACCGTGCAACACCACGGTGGGCAGCATACTCTCTCATGTTCATAAAAAAACCTCCTGTATTATCAGAGTAACACAGGAGGCTTTTATCTATTATATCAGCACTGGGCATCCCACATGGCACGTACCAGGTCGGACAGTTCGCACGGTTGCAGTGATTCTAATATGTCTAACAGTGTCCACGGACGATAGTTTTTACCGTTAATTTGTAGGCGGATGTTATTGATAGATACTGAGATATCCTCAAACCCTAGTCGTTCTAGATGTCCCAATACATCATCTCGAACCTCTTCCATGTGCCGATATAGATACTCCTCGATGTCCTCAGCACATTCCTCGATGTCCTCAGCACATTCCTCGATGTCCTCAGCACATTCCGTTGAGCCGCCATCGGCAACTGCTAACACTACCGATCTAACGTACCTCTCAACAATTTCCGAGATTGTTGAGTTTGGCTGCTCTGTATCCAGGAATTCCTCCAGTGTCACGGAACCTACAAACAGGTCCCAGGTCTCCTCAAGCATTGCTAATTTTTTATCCATTTTTTTATCCATTAAATAAAGTGTACTGGGGGGCAGGTGCCCCCCGTTTTGTAAGTCAAGTTAACCATGGACCATAATCAAAGGTTGTGCAAATTGCATCCATAGCAGTCTTTACGGCCATGTGGTAGGCATCCTGCTCAATTCTGTTTATCACCTTGTCATAAACAGGCTGATTACGCAAGAACGCAACCATTTGTTCATCCTCGCTCGGTAACTCATCTTGCTCGACATCATCTTCATCATCCCACTCATACTCATCATATTCCGCTGCCCATGCCCATTTGGATGGACTGACTAGAGCAACGTGGCACTTCTGCCACAGTTCCTCATAGATTTCGTCGGGCTTTCTGCCCTGCCCAACTAACCAATAGAGGAATAAACGCAGTGTTACACTGTCATCATTCAATGATGACAGGTTATGAATGCCATACCCACGCAGTATGCAGCGTATAGGTACTATAAGGCTTTTGTTTGCGTTAGCAAACTTCTGTGCCCATGTGTTAGTGTGTTGCTNNACTGTTGACGTGTCAACATATACTTCCAGTGTCTCTGGATTTACCCAGACGACATCAAGGATATGATGTGCCTCATTCTTTACCTTATAGTCTGCAGCCCAGACCGCCCATTCGGCGGCTCGTAGGCGGGCTCTGTTGCAAAGTGTTACGTCAATCTTTGTCATAAATACTCCGCTCCTGTGTGTTTGTGTGTGTACTGGGGGGGGCACCTGCCCCCCGTTGGTGCTAGTCGATTAGTCTACCGTAGATGGTGAGTACGTTGGTCTCATCGAATAAGACCGCCTTCTTAGCGTACCTGATCCGTAGGATACCCCACTCGATCCCGATTTCGATATCCTCGTCACTGAGCCCCAGTGCGCTGATGGGTACCCACCCATCTGGAGTGCCATTGAGTTCTAGCGAGGTCTGCACCCAGGTGGACAGTGCCTTCACGTACCTAATTGCTAAATCGTTCATTGCCATAGCTCCTTGTGTATTGGTCTCTACATTTACTAGTATATACCAGATATGTACATTGTCAAGGGGTTTTAAAATATTTTTTACGGTACCTATGGGTGCCCCTAGGGAGTGGGGAGGGGGTCGGCAGTGGGTAGGGTGCCCAGAGGGGTGATCGCCACTCCTAGGTGCCCTCCCGTAGCGGTGGCGGTGGTGGGAGGGGTGGTGCCCCCATAGGGCGGAAGTGGGTGCGCCCCCTCCCGTAGCGGTGGCGGTGGTGGGAGTGCCCTCCCGTAGGGGTGTGGGCACCCAAAAAAAAACCCCCCGTGGGGGGGGATCGCTCTACTGTTCCAGTATATCGAGGAGGTTGTCCAGTCGTCGCCACACCTTCATTTGAGTTGAGTTGTCTGGAACCTCGTACCATGCGGTTTCTCTGTCTATGCAGTTCATCGCTCGTTTGATCTCTGTGAGTGCTAGTTCGAGTTTTTGTTCGGTAGTCATTGCGTTTCCGCTCCTGTGTTTTTGTGTATATATATAATATATACAACCCCAAGGGAACTGTCAAGGGGTTTTTAAAATATTTTTGAAAAATTTTTTAGAACGTGTCATGTGCTGTCATTTACGCCTCCGCCTCCGTTTCTTGGTTGGCACTGATTCTACTAATTGTTCCTGTTTTCGGTAATCCTCCAGCTCGTATA